GGCGGGGTTTTACGCCGCTTTCCGATAAAAAATTTTTAAGATTTTTTAAATTTGCCTTGAATCGGTCTGAAAAGTCTTTCGCCTCTGTCGCCTGCGTGGTATCTTTTATTTAAAGGTACTTCCGGAAATATAAAAGGCGTAGCGCGGCGGAAGTCCAATTTTTTTGCAGGCACGAAAAAATTAAAACACTAGTATTTGTAATTTTGAGGAGTCGGCGAACGTTTTTTATAATAAATATTTGAAAAAGTGAAAAAAACAAGGAGGAGCAATGAAATTACAAGGGAGTCCGAAAATCTGGACGGTAACACAAAGCCAATTTGGACAGATAATCGGCGTGAGTCAGCAAAGGGTAAGTCAACTTATCGACGAACAGGTTTTAATGAAAGACGAAGGCTCCAAAAGCGGCGCAATACTTTTGATAGACAGCCTGCGCGAATACTATTTGAGTAAGCAGGCGGCAAAAGACGGCGCGGAAAGTATCAACTATTGGAAGGAACGTGCGCTTTTAACTAAAAAGCAACGTGAATTGGCGGAATTGAAATTGGAAAAGGAACGCGGGAATTTTTACGAGGCGGCGGAAGTTGAAGCGGTTATAACTGAAATGCTTGTCAAATTCAGAAACAAATTAACCGGAATAGCGGCGAAACTTAGTCCGCAGTTGGAAGGAAAAACGCTCGCGCAGATTAATTCGATTTTAGCTGAAGAAATTGAAGACAATTTAAATGAGCTTGCATCAGAAATGGAAGGCGCAAAATTTGTAGAGGTAAATGAAAATGAAAACGATAACGGCACTGAAAAATATGTTGGCGAAAAGTTTACGACCAGTACCACGGATGACAATTTCAGAATGGGCGGATAAATATTTATACTTGCCGAGTACGGCGGCGGAACCGGGCAGGTACAAAACTTCAAGGACGCCGTATGTAAAGGAAATAATGAACGCGTTCACAGATGACGAAGTACAAAAAATCGTGTTTAAATCCAGTTCACAGTCCGGCAAGAGTCAATTACTGTTAGCAATAATTGGACGGTTCGCACATTTAGATCCGTGCAACTTGATGATAGTGCAGCCGACGTTGGAGACGGCGCAGGATTTTTCCAAAGACCGGTTGGAGCGAATGATAAAAGACAGCGCGGTATTGACGCCGCTATTTTACGATTTAAACAAGACGCGCAATTCAAATCAGACAATTTTATCGAAAATGTATCGCGGCGGCAGAATAGTATTAGTAGGAGCGAATTCGCCTGCAGGATTAGCGTCAAAGCCAATACGTATATTATTATGTGACGAGTGCGACAGATACCCGGCGTCGGCAAGTGAGGAAGGCGACCCAATTTCACTGGCAGAAAAGCGGCAGACGACGTATTTTAATCGCAAGACTGCGCTATTTTCGACGCCAACAGTTGAAGGATATTCAAGGATAGACAAGGAATATTTGCTAGGGACGCAGGAAAAATGGTTGCATCAGTGTCCGAATTGCGGGGAATATCACTGGCTGGATTATCGAGATATGCAGGTAGATTTTACGGAAAAAATCGACGAGTTGAAGAATCGAACAATCACAGTTAATTCAGTAAATTGGAGGTGTCCTGATTGTAGCTTTGAATTTAGTGAATTAACTATGAAGAACGCGGCGCAAAAGTACGTAGCGGAAAATTTGGACGCTTTAAAAAATGGCGTGCGCAGTTTTTGGGTAAATGGATTTAGTTCAACTTTTTTAAGTTGGCGGCAGATAATGCAGGAATATTTGGAGGCGAAAGGCGACGAGACGCGGGAACGCGTAGTATTTAATACGCGATTTGGGGTAAGTTATCAGGTACGCGGGGAATTTCAGGACGAGAATATATTTTTGCAGAGGCGAGAGAAATATTCTGCAGAATTGCCGGAGGAAGTGTTACTTTTGACGGCGGGCGTCGACGTACAAGCTAATCGCCTTGAAATTGAAATATGCGGTTGGTCGTCTGATGAAAGTTGTTATGGAATTTTACGCGGGACAATTTGGGGCAGTCCGACTAAGCAAAGTACGTGGCTTGAATTAGATAAAATTTTAGATAGGGAATATCACTTTTCAGGCGGTAAAACTTTAAAAGTTGCGCGGACTTTTATAGATTCAGGCTTTTCAACAGATGAAGTATATAAATATTGCAGTACGCGGCAAGTTAAGGGTGTGTTTGCGATAAAAGGGAAAGGCGGGGCAGGTTTACCGCTTTTGTATCAATTCGGCAAGCCGAAGAATGCGAATATTATTCTTGTAATATTGGGCGTAGATACCGGGAAGGCAGAAATATTTAGCAGGTTAGCGATAGAGCCGCCCGGGGCGAAAAGTTTTCATTTCCCGGTAGATGATGAACTGGAGCGCGGCTATGATGAAATATATTTTAAGGAATTGATAGCGGAAAGATTGACGGCGCGTAAAAGTGGCGGCGTGATAAATATGACGTGGGAGAAAATAAACCCGAAGTCGCGGAATGAAAGTTTGGATATAAGAAACTACAATTTAGCGGCGATGAAGTCTTGTATTGGCAATTTGGAACCGGCTGAATTTTGGAAAATGCAAGCGGCAGTCCTGCGCGAAGGCGAAGTTGAAAATAAAAAAACGACCAATAAAAAAATTATTAGTCGAGAAATTGATATTTTTGGTTAGTTATTGTTTATTATATTTTTTTGCAGGTCTGAAAAGACGTTCGCCTCTATCGCCTACGTGGTATCTTTGGCGTAAAGTGTCGTAAGGCAAGCCGGATTTTTCGGCGGCGTCCATTAAACACATTTCAACGCCGTTGTAATTTACTTTGATATTGGTACGTTGATTGCGGTTTTGTTCAGCTTGCGTTGACCATTTTAAATTACCCGGTTCATAATTGCCGTCATCGTCAATTCTATCAAGACTGTAACCAATTTCTCCAAACTGTTCAAGCGTTGAAACGTAATCATAAAACGCTTGAAAATCGTTAATCCACGCGGCAAACATTGTTATTCCTCTGCCGCCGTAAAGATAAAAATCCGGGCGTTTTGAATTAAAGCATCTGCCTTTGACATTGCACCAAGTGCGATAAACTTTTGTATAAGCCATTGAATGTTTTGTGTTGGCTTTAATGCGATTCTCACGCCCTAAACAACCGCAGGATTGAATTTTACCACTTATTAAATGTTTGCCAAGAACAATGCATAAATTACCGCAACTGCAGCGGCACAACCAGCGGGCGTGACCGTCATTAGCGTTTTTGGCACGTTCAATAACCGTAAGGCGACCGAAAGTCATACCTGTTAAATCTTTGAAATTCCAAACACTCATAAAATTTCACCTGCCTTTCATTGACAAGGCGGGAATTTTCAACTAAAATAAATAAAGTAAAAAATCCCGCTTATTGTCGTACTCAAGGCAATTATAACGGGATTTTCGGCGTTTTGTAAAGGAGAATTATGAACAAAGAAATTTTAAAAGCGCGGCTAGCCGCTTATCTTGACGCAGAACGCGCCATTTTACTAAGCCAAAGTTATCAAATTGGAGATCGTAGTTTAACGCGGGCGAATTTAAAGGAAGTACAAGCTGAAATCCGTGATTTAATCGCGCAGCTTAATTCAGACGATCCGTCGAATGGCAACAGAAAGCGGGTAGTATTCATTGAATAACGAAACATTTTATTTGGCAATATTTATATTGAACGTGTTGACGCTGATAATAAATGGGTGGAATTATGTTAGTGGGAACGAAATTCAAGCAATATTTTTTTCAATACAATCAGTGCAAGTGTTGAATTTGGTAATTTTTACGGAATTGATGAAAAATGAAAAAACATAAATATAAGAATAGCGGTTACAGTTCCGGCGGCGCGTCCAATTCAAATAACACGATAAAAACTTGGCAACCGCGTCATTATTCGGCAGTTTCAGACCTTGACGCCAATTTAAATATTTTACGTAACCGCTCCTTCGACTTGGCGATAAATTCACCGATAGGCGCGGCGGCGATAAATACGATGCTGAACGGTACAATTTCAACGGGCTTGAAAATATTTCCGACGCCGGATTTTAAAACGTTGAACATTTCGGCAGAAAATGTGCGGGAATGGTCGCGCAGGGCTCAAACACTGTTCAATCAGTGGGCAAATAGTTTGGACTGCGACTTCAACCGGCGGAACAATTTTTTTGAATTGCAAAGGATAGCGTTCATATCGTACTTGGCGGACGGCGACTGCTTCTGCCTGTTCAAACGTAGAAAAGATTCAGCGTATACGTTGAAGTTGCAACTGATTGAGGCGGCTAGAGTTTCAAATCCCTTGACGAACGGCGTGTTGATAAATTCAGTTGAAATGCTGAAAGGCAACGGGCGAATAGTAAACGGCGTGGAAGTAGACGCAGGCGGCAGATTAACGGCGATTCACATTTCAAATAAAATATGGAACGAGCCATTTACGGGAACGCCGGAATTAAAATGGCAACGCGTGAAAATGTTCGGCGAAAATGGGTTCAGAAATGTCTTGCACATCTGCTACGACACGCGCCCGGATATGTTCAGAGGTGCGCCGCTTTTAGCTCCCGTCATCGAAAGTTTGAAACAGGTTGCACGCTATTCTGATGCAGAGTTGACGGCGTCGATTATCAAAAGTTTCTTCGCACTTTTCTTCGTACAGTCGAACACCGATTTTAATTTGAATCAGATTTTACCGCAGGAAGAATTTAACTTGAACGAATACAAATTGGGCGCGGGGACGCTGAACAAATTGCCAATAGGCGTCGACGTTAAAAGCGTTGAAAGCGGCAACAGTCAAAGTAACTTTGCGCCGTACGTTGATTATTTCGTGAAAATGATAGGCGCGGCTTTACGAATTCCCGGCGAAGTCTTAATGGCGAATTTTCAGTCAAGTTACAGTGCAAGTCGCGCAGCGTTAATAGCGGCGGAGTCTGAATTTAAAAACCGGCGAGCGTCTTTTGTAAATGATTTTTGCCAGCCAATTTACGAGGCGTGGCTGCTGGAAGCAGTTGCACGCGGAATAATCGACGCGCCCGGCTTTTTCGATAACGATTTTATAAGGAATAGTTGGAGCGCGGCAGATTTTAGAGTGGAAGTATCGCCGAGTATCGACGAATTGAAACAAGTATCAGCCGCCGAAAAAAGAATTATGCTTGGTATTTCAAGCCGCCACATTGAATGTACGAAACTTGGCAACGATTATGACATTGTTAGCGAAGAATTGAAACAAGAAACTGAAAACTTGACAAACTAAAAAAGCCCGCCACGCGGCAGGACTCCTTCAGTGTATGAAATTTTAAAATAAAAAAACGGCTCTGCAGTTGCAGGGCTTTTTAAATTGAGGTGAAATATGTTTTACATATATGATGAAATAACAAATGAGACGTCGCAGCAGTTGACGGAATATCTAAGCGGCGGGGAAGTAGAAATACACGTGAACAGCGCGGGCGGGAACATCTTTTCTGCGCTGTCAATATACAATCTTTTAAAAAATAAAGGCGCGTCAATCGTGGTAGATGGATTATGTGCAAGCGCGGCGACGTTAATTTTGTGCGCGGGGGAAGTCACGGCGTCAACCGGTTCAATTTTTATGATCCACAATCCCGGCGTAATTTTATTTGACTTTTACACGGCGGAGGAATTGGACAAGCTGAAAAATTCGCTGGACTTAATCAAAGAACCGATTTTAGATATTTATTCGACGAAGTTAAAGCTGAGTCGGTCGGAAATATCGGAAATGATGGACGCGGAAACGTGGATGACGGCGGAAGACGCGCTGGAGCTTGGACTTATTGATAAAATTGATGAAAATTTAGGAGAGGTTGAAATGTCGGCAGAAGGCAAAGAATTAATGAACAAATATAAAAATTCGGTATTGGCGGCTGAAAGGAAGCGCGTAAGCGAATTAACGGCGTTGAAAAGTGAAAGTTTGGAAGTGAACGCGCTGATAGACGTTGCGATAGCTGAAGGCGCGGAACTTTCAACCGTTCAAAAATATATCGACGCGGTAAAGTCTGCGCAGAAAAATAAAACTGCGCAGGGCGAAGTAGTCTTTTCAAAAATGTTGGAAGACAATATGAAAAGCGGCGCGGAGTTGGTAAATACTTCGACGCCGGAGGAAAAAATTTCGCAGGCGGAAATGATAGCGAAGTTTGCAAATGAAATGATAGGAGGGGCAGGCAATGTCCGATAAATATAGCGGGGAATTTAAGGGCTTTAATCCGGATGAATTGATAGGCGACACGTACGAGCCGTTGACGGTTCAAAACGTGAAGGTAGGGACGACGGCTGAAATAAAGCGCGGGGAATTGTTGGCGGGAGCAAGTGCAACCGACACTTTCAAAACGGCGACTGCGGCTGATACGTCAAAAGTTTTAGTAATAGCGCGTGAAAATTTCGTGGCGGACAGCGAGTGCTTTGTAACTTCGGCTTACAGCAACGGCGTTTTCAACCGTGAAAAATTGGTAACGGGTACAAGCGATACAACAGTTATAGACGCGCTGGAATTGGAAATGCGCAGGCAAGGCTTGCGATTAACCGGATTAAGGAAGGTGTAAAAAATGCCGATAGATATTTTTTCAATCGACCATACGTACGAATTATTACAGGCGGTGCAACGAGTCAAGCAGCCTGTATCATTTTTGACAGATACATTTTTTCCGAACGTGATGCAGACTTCGGCGGATTATGTAGCGGTTGAAACGCAGAAATTGGGAAGACGCCTTGCGCCGTACATCACTAAAAATACACGCGGCGTAAATGTATCACGTGAAAAATCAGAAATAAAATATTATTCGCCATTGACATTTGGACCGCGCAGAGTAATTGGCGCAGGCGACGTGGCTTTAAGGCAATTCGGCGAATTACCAAATTTGTACAGTCCAACAACGCCTGAAGAGCGGGCGGCGCGTTTACAGGCACAAGATTTAACAGATTTATTGCGCTTGCACGCCAACAGAAAAAATCAAATGGCAAGTGAAATTTTGCAGACGGGCAAGGTACAAATTAAAGCCTACGCGGACGACGGCAGAATTGCTGAAACTGATGAAATGGATTTTGGCTGGAACAATTTAATAACGCCGGCAGTAACGTGGGACAACGCCAACGCTACGATTTACAGCGATTTAAAAACAATTTCCGAACAAATTCAGGAGAATTTGGGCGAAATTCCAACGGTTGCGATTTTGGGCAAGAATGTTGAAAGTTATTTAATGGCGAATACCGAAATAAAAAATTGGCTGCTGGTGCCGAATCGTGAAAATTTATTAATGGCGAATATTGCGCCGACTTGGACGAATCCGCAGGTTAGACACATTGGCAGAATCAGCGCGCTGAATTTGGATTTAGTTTCATATTCACAAACTTACACGGCTGATGACGGCACGACTAAAAATTTTGTTGAAGATGACAACGTAATAATTGGAATTACTGGCGTTGGCAGGGAAGTACACGCGCCGGTTAGCATTTTCCAAAATGGGCAATGGCATACGATTTTAAGCCCGTTCGTTCCAATGTACAGCCACAATGACGACGCCCAAACAACGTCTTTGACTGTCTATTCAAAATATATTTTAGTTCCGGCTGACATTGAAAGTTGGTACTGCATCAAGACGAAAGGTTGATTTTATGAAAGTTCGAGCACTGAAAAAACTTTTGTACAAAGGCAAAATTTACGACGCAGGCGCAGATTTTGAAATGGATGAAATTTCCGCCGGTATCGCTAAAAAATATGGCAATATCGATATTTTATGTGGTGGCGGCGACGAAGAATTAACGCCTGCAAACTTGCCGCCGCTTAACACTAAGAAAAAATGACTTTCAAAGATATTTTGCAGGAAGATTTTTTAACGTTCATTAATTTAGAGGAATTCGCCGAAGTCGTCGAACTGAACGGCAAAAATATTCCCGCAGTGTTAATTAAATCTACCGGCGCAAGTAAAACATCTTACACTACCAAAAATCAAATTGCCCCTTCACGCCACGCTAATATCCTGCACGGCAATTTTCTTACCATTTATTTTAAATCCTGCGGCAACTTTAAATCCGGCGGTAGTATTTTTTTGAACGGCAAAAAATACCGTATCACTGAATCTGCCGACGCGCAGGGTATCACGAAATTAATTCTTAGCGTCGACGAACAATCCAAACTTCCTAATTTTTAGTTTTTAAATGTACTTTCTTTCAGTCGCGAAAGAAAAGAAGCAAAAGAACGCTTTTTAATGGCGCGTCAGGTTTTCTGGGATAAAACTGTTTTCTAAAAACTGTTTT